TTTTGGAATACTCTAAATTTAATTTATCAAAAAGTGGTGCAATGGTTCTTGCAGCCATTAATTGAATGTCTATTCCTGTTTCTATTTTTATTTGGTGGATTAAGTTTTCTTCTTTTAATGCTAACGCTGTCTTCAACGTATGAGCTTTTTGAACGTCTACTTTCACACCGTAAAACCTCATATCAACAAGACATGGAAACAACTCAGTCTCAAGATTAAATATTTTTTGTAGATCATCTTCTAGAATTATTTTTTTAAATTTCTGCCAAAGTTCAAAAGTTAAAACAGCATCTTGTTCTGCATAAGATCCTACTTCCATAGCAGGCATTCTCCACATCTCAGCCTTAGGATCTAATCCTCTTTCTTTAGCTGCTTTGTTTAGTAAAGCTTCGTTCTTACCTTTACTTAAATATTTCCAAGACATTGTATTTAAAGTATATGAGAATCTATTTTCATCAATTAATGATGATGCAATCATAGTATCTACAATTAAACCATTAATTTTTATACCTAAATTACGTATCCAAGATACGTCATACATTGCGTTGTGAAATATTTTTGTAGATGGAGATTTACATACAGCAGTAAACCATTCTAAAACTTTTTTTCTATCCATGTTAGTACCTGCTTCATGAGCAATTGGATAATAACCTTTCCAATTTTCAACAGCCACAGCTATACCTACTACTTCACCATTACCTATAATGGCTCCTGAACCCTTACTCTTTAAATCTGGATCTCTTGTCTCTAAGTCAATAGCGATCTCTAAATGTTTTGATAAATCAGGAAATTCTTTTGGCTGTAACCATTCTGTAGTGGGTATAATCATTTTTTCTTTTTACTTTTTTTTTCGTGTTTTTTATAATCTTTAATTAATTTTTCTGATGGATGCCAAACATCAACTGCTGTATGACAATTAGGACAAGATAGATTACTTACAATATCATAATCTTCATTGTCTTCTGTGTCATGATCACCACCCCATATTAATTCTTTATTACAATGCCAACAATTCATTTAATCTTGTGTAGCCGATTTTAATAATTTCTCTTGTAGTATTTCTTTTTGCCTACGTAAGTTATCTAATTCCTGGCTTAACCTTAAAATAGATTGTGATTGCAACAGACTATTTTCTCTCCATTGCTTACGTTCCTTATGTAATAATTCTATATCAATTTTCATTTTTTATTAATATCTTTCATTGTCTTAATTTGTAATTCACAATAATGAATTATTTTTTCAAGATCTTGTATGCCTGCTTTGTTTTTATAACGGCACACATATTTTATAACATTCCCCTGAAAAAAAGAAAGGTCGTTTTTAGAAATAAATTCATACGGTTGTATATGAAATTTTTTATAATGTGATCCACCAATTTGTTTATCTTGTGGAAATGTACCTTCAAACATGTCTTTAGTTGTCATAACTGATATCCTTTACATTTTATTTTTGCTTTTAATTTATATAGGTTATTTCTTGCTCTTGTGGTTCCTACATACCAAACTCTATGTTCTTCATCTTGTTTGTTCTGACTCTTTTTAATTGCTTTAAGAATCTTATCTCCCATATCTAAACATAGAATTACATTATCTTCTTCTCCACCTTTGGCTGCATGTATAGTGGACAACCAAATTCTTGCTGGCTCATCTAAATTTTCTCCGTTGTCTAACATATTTTTTATATATAATTTTTCTTTCTCACCAGCTAATTTAAATGCTTCATACCACCCTGTCATGTGATCCCATTTATCATTATCGGTATATTCATTTATATCTTTTATAACTTTATCTTCTAAAATTTTTCCTTTAGTCCATAAATCATAATTCATAGCTGCCTTATACAAAGATACTTTAAAACTCTTTCCTTTGTTGGTTTCAAAAAATAAATTTTTCTTTCTTAATTCTTTGTCTACTTTCATAAGTCTAGATATAGTTCTTGATAAAATTAACCACTTACCATTGAGTAAATTGACTTGACCTAAATTAGCTATCTCATCAGATTCTCCAATAAAATCACGAGGAAAGTAGTTTTTTTGCTTCCTTATGCCCATAATTTTCTCAATAGGCTTCTGTGACTCTTCCTGGACCCTTAATGATATCCTTTTTGAGTACATTAAAACTCTTTCTTTTGCAGGTTCTTTGATAAATCTATCTACATCTGCACCAGCCCAAGCAAATATAGCTTGATCATCATCTCCCGCTAAGTACATATCTTCTGTTTTTGTTTTTAAAACATCAAATAGTTTCCACTGTAAAGGTGATAAATCTTGAGCCTCATCTATAAATATAGTTTTAAAAGTTGGAAAGTCGGGATGATCTTTTTTTTTAATTGTTAAATCTACAAGATCATTAAAGTCATATAATTTTTTTTTATCTTTATAATTTTTTAAATTATTATTTATGTATTTTAACGTGGCCCATTTAATGTCTTTACCATTATGTTCATTTAAATCATATTCTTCTTCTATGGAAATACATTTATTAATAGATTTATGAATTAATTGAAAATAAGGATTGTCACATGTTAAAAAATTTATCTCATCTTTATTATACTTATCTGTGTATTTAACTTTAATATTAATTTTTTTACCAAAGTTTTCATAATGAAAAGGTTGCATAATATCTTGTTCTTTTAATCTTAAAAAATGAAAACAAAAAGCATGTAGTGTTTGAAAGTAAGGTAAATTCTTATCATCAGAAGGCATTCTTTTTTTAGCTTCACCTGCTGCTTTTCTACTAAAAGCAAAGTATCCTATTTTATGTAAAGGTATACCTGTCCTAGCATAAGCTTTTGCTCTACTAATTAATTTGTAGGTCTTACCAGTTCCTGGTGGTCCATAGTATTTATAAATCATATGATGTCATCTTCACTTTTAAACTCTACCATTTCATGAACATCTTCATCTTTTTGAAAATATCTTAATGGTATTCTTAAAGTTTTTAATGGTGGAAATAATTTACTTTTAGAATCTTTACCTGGAAATCTTTTGCTATGATCAAACTTAGCTTCATCTTCTGGTTTCTTACTAGGAAATAAATCTCTAATCATCAAAGAAGTTTTAGCTGAAGACTCTTTCCATTCATAAGTTTTAATATCATCATAAAAAGAAGTAAATAAAAAATAAGCATGGTCATCATCCAATAAAGGTCTACCACTTTGGAATGAACTATATTGTTTTGCTGCAGGTTCATTAATATATCTATGTAAATGATTTCTTAATACATCAGATGGATTCGTACCTTCTGCTGGTTCAATAATATCTATTTTATTTCCTTCGAATAAAGATTTAATAATCTCATGGAAGTCATTACCTTTTATTTGAGGAGGTACCACGTGAGCCTGCTCCATTATAACTGCTCTTAATTCTTTTTGACTCTCAATCTTATGAATATTTTTAGCATGTATTTGTTTAGTCTCTCCGTTTTCTTTTTCTATTGTGAAATACCATTCAGGTGTAGGTTTTATATTTAATTTTTGCAAAGCTGATAACATAGGCCATCTAGGTTTATTGTCAGATATAATTCCAAATTTTCTTTTTACACACACTGCTTTAACACACGCTGGGGCTATTAAAGGATCATTACAAGTATGTCCTTTGGTATCTTTACTCCAACTTTTTACTTTTGCATTAACATGAATGTCAGTCCAGTTGCTATCAAATTCAAAATATTTTCTAGCAGCTTCTATAATTTTCTCTTGCCATTTGTCTGGATATTTTTTCTTAGCAAAGACCATGTAGTTATATAAAAATCTATCTCTACCATCTTTCATAACTTCTTTAGTTAGTATTCCTAAACATGGTGGACCATCATCAAACTCTTTGTCTCCACCTGTTAACTCATCTTTAACAATTCTTTCATTAATACCTTTTAATTGTTCTTTAGTTTGAGCATTAGCCACTACAACTTTCATGAACATATCTAAATCCATTTCTTCTCCATTTGGAAGTAAGGCTCTTCTAGAAATATTGTTGTATGGTAAATTTAAAAAGTTACCATTTGTTTTTTGTCCA